AATGGAGTTGTATAGTTAGCAGAAGCATTAGGATAGTTACCGCCCATAACTCTAGCCATAACATTACCATCACGATATTCACCATAAGGAGCAACATTATCTGCCTGACTTAATATGCCACCTCTAAAGTTTTGGTTTGTTAAAGCAACGTCTTTATATATTGGGTTTGTGCCTTCTTTACCAATAGTTCCACTTAATAAACCAACAGGAGTTTCTTGATAAGCATTAACATTACCGCCTAATGTAGGTCTAGTATAAGCATTTAAGTTTAAGTTTTCATTACCTATGCTAGTAGCATTTGGTTGAGTATTTTGTTGTTCTGTTAATTGCCTTAAAAATTCTGCAATATCCATTATAATTCCTTAGGGTCAAAGCCATACATCTTGGCTACACGCTTTTGTAATTTTAAAAATAAACCTTTATGACTGGTATATTGGGTTGTTTTTTTGGATGCGGTATACACAGCCATGTGGATAATTTCATGGCAGAGAGTTACTAGAACGCTGTATAAATGAGCATGACGTGCAGTAGATATAGTAATGATATGAGGTTCACCTTGTTCTGGTGGTTCGTATTGTCCGCATATACTTTCATCATGCACTATAACAAAGTCTACTTTAGAAGCTGGTGGTAGTTTGTATTCATCAAAGATAGGCATTTCTATTAGAGCTGAATATAAATTTGCTATAGCATTTTCATTTATCCAACTTGTCATATCGTGGCTTTAGGCTTAAATAGTTTAGCGTCAAATACTGCTGTTTGGTTTATCTCAGGAAAATAAATATAAACTGCTTGTTTACCTTCATAGTTGTCAGACTTCCAACAACCTTCATGGTTAGGGTGACCTTTGTCAGTAGCATAGGCAGCATAGTCATAACCTTGTAAACCTTGTTTTTTAAAGGTACATTCTTCAGATGTTAATACTATTTCACCTGCTTCTGTAGCCATGCTCATTTCTTTTACAAGTTCTTTAGCTAATGGCGTATCCATTAATAATAGCCAAAATATTACTAGAACTGTAAAATAAACAAGTGTTTTCACTTTCCTAGCCAATGATTGGTTACAAAAGTAATAAAGCCACCGATAGCAGATGCGATTGCCATGCCTGCCCAGAAACCACCTTTGGACTTGTTGGCAAGCTCTAGAAGCGACTTTATGTCTGTTTCCATACTATCTACCTTGTCTTGTAGGTTTCTAACCTGGGCAATTAGCTGACCATATTGTATTGGGTCTATTTCGTTACTCATTGTTGTCCTTCGTTTAATAAACCGGTAATAGGGTTAATAATTGGAGCTGCTAATTCTCTACCACCAATAAGACCTCTTGTAGATACTTGTGGGATAGGAGCATTGCCTGTAGCAAGTCTATTACGCAATTGTTCTATGTTACGCAAACCTAATTGTGTAGCACCTTGTCTAGCAATACCACCTGCTAATGGCAAACCTATAGCACCTATTGGACCACCAGCTAAGTATCCTAAGCCAACAGAACCGCCACCAGATACAATTCCTGTAGGAGCTAGTTTACCTACAAATCTTAATAAGTTTTGTGTAGGACCACCTTTTGCAGCAACTTTAATTGCATTTTGTTCTTCTTTAGTAAATGCTCTTAGTGCTTTAGGGTTATCAGCTAAATTAACTAATTTACGTCTTAGTGCATTTTCCATACCTGATTGTGAGAAGTTTGCTTCAGCGCGTAAGTCTGCACTAGATACTAAGTCATCAATAATTTCTGTTTTCTTAGCACGTTTCCATAAGTCTCTAGCATCTGTTAAAGCTCTAACAGCTTCAGATGAACCTTTAGCTAATTGACCAGGTTGTGCTGTTTCTACAAAGTCATCTAGGTTATCTACTAAAATACTTGCTAAACGTCTTTCAGATGCGTCTGCACTAGAACCTGCTGCTTGGCTAATACGTCTTAATATTTCCATATTTTCAAGACTTACATTACCACCTTTAGTATCTTTAATTCTTTCTAATGCTGCAAATACTCTAGGTTGTAATGTTTTATCTAAACCTTCTTTAGCTAATGTTGATTCTATTTTGTTAGCAAATTGGTTATAAGAATTCTTTTTAAATACAGCACCTACTTCTTCAGCAAACTTGTATTGTTGACCAGCTTGACCTTTTAATTCTTGTACAGTAGGAGCTTGTAATGTACCTTTAGCACCTACAGCAAATGGTATACCTGCTGCAATACCTGCTGCCATACCTAGTGTAGGACTACCTGTTTCTTCTGCAACATATTGTGATGTAGTACCTACAGGTAATGCTGCTGCAACTTGTCTTACAGGTTGTTGTGATAATGTTTGTGCAATACCACGAGCAACAGGACTTGTAGTTGTTTTAGCTAACTGACCTAATGCACCTACTTGACCACCAACTCCACCTAATGCACCACCACCTACTTGTAATGCTCTTTCTACTTGTGTTTCAGGATTAGGAAAACCTAATTTAGTTAAACCTTTTTCTACTTGTGCAGTAGGGGATGTAATATCGTATTTATCAGGTAATAAAGCATTTAAACTTTTAGTAAGCAATTCAGCAGCAGGTAAGGCTAATCCACCAGCTATAGCACCAGCAGGACCTGCTAATGCACCACCAGCAATTGCACCTGTTACAGGAACAGCAGCACCTCTAGCAATAGAGCTTAAACCACGACCAAACTTTTCTGTCATGCTTCTTTCTTTTTTAAGAATAGAAGATGGTAAGTCATCTTCAGGCACAACATTAATAGTAGATAATTCTAGTGGTAAGTCATTAGATGGAACTAAATTACTTGGTAAGTCTTCTAAAGGAACTCTAGCCATTATTCATACTCCCATTGACCATTTCTAAATATCATTGGTTTACCACTTTTAGACTTAGTTTTCATTCCTTCTGTAAATCCACTAGGTTGTTGAGTAGCAGCTTTAGTTGGTGCTTTTTCAGTTGATTTAATTTTGCTATTGTACTCATTTAAAAAGTCGCTAGTGCTATTATATAATTTACCTTTGAAACCTTTTAACGTGCCATTAGTATTGTAATAGTCAACTGCTTCTTGTTTAGTTTTAGCTGCACTTGTCATTTGTTCTTGTAACAAGTCAAGACGTTTAACATTAACACTTTGTGGCAATGCAGGGTTATATACTCGGTTAATTAATGCTTCACCTTCTTTTGCTGTAAATTGTGGACCAAGAATAAGTCTTAAATTACGTTGAGCAATTTCTTGCACTTGCTCTTTAGTATCTTGAGCTGTAGGGTTTGTATATTTAAGAATACCTGTATCATCTTGTGCGCCAACTAACTTACCTGTAATTTTGCCTTCAGGTTGTGTTTGTAATGTTTGTTTAGCTATTTCTAATTGAGATAAACCTTTTTGCACATCAGAGAATCCACCACCAATTGTAAAGTCTACTAAGTCTTGTGCTGACTTTTCTTCTACTTTAGTTTCTAATGGTGTAAGACTTTTCTTAACAATTTCAGCTTGTGTTTGTGGTGCTGCTGGTGGTTGTTGTAAACCTAATTTAAGTTCTAATGCTTTTACTTCATTTCTTAATAATGGGTTTTTAGGGTCTTGTTGATATTTTGCAAAAGTTTCATTATATCTATTGATTAATTGAATATCACTAGACTGACTAGCTTGACCACGAGTTTCTTGAGGAGCTTGGTAAATAACTTGACCTTCTCTATTTACTAACGCACCATCAATAGTATATAGTTTATCGCTATCATTTTGACCAGCTAATATTCTATTTCTGTATGCTGTATTTAATGCTTGGTCTACTGTATTTTGAGATGCACCAAAACCTGCTAATCCTGCTTTACCCAAATAAGGTAATGCACTTCCTGTGTTTAAGTTTTTAGGTGTAGCAAGATATGTTAAAGCTGCGTTGATACCACCGGATAACAATGCTCTTTTGTTAATAGCATCTCTTTCAGCATCACCAATAAGACCGCCTGTATTCCTAGGAACACCAAAGCCATAGTCGCCAAAGTCCCCTAGCAATCCACCTAATCCACTATTTGTATCAAAAAGTGCCATATTATTATCCTCTGTATCCTTGTTGAGCCATCTGTTGTAATCTCATTCTTTCTTCGTCTGATAAAGGCATCCTAGAAAGTAAGTTAGGCAAACCAATTTCATTGCCTTGTTGTTTGCCTACATTAGGTGCTACGTTATATAATGGTGAAGATACCATATCAGGATTGCCACGTGTAATAGGCATAACAGGTGGAGCTTGCATTTGTTGTTGTTGTGGTTGATTTAAAGCATCAAAACCTTTAGCACCTAAATTAATCTTATCCATTGTAGACATATTAGTAAAAGGATTGCCAATGTTATTAGTTAAGAAAGCACCTGTTTTGTCTAGTAAAGATGATGCGCCTAATCCACCATATACGCTAGGAGTAGCACCTAAACCTGCCATTGCACCAGGAGTTAATAAACTAGCATTTAAAGTAGGAGTTCCTAATATAGCAGGAGCTACAGTTCCAGCAGCTAAATCAGCACCACCAGCAGCAGTAGCAGCAGTAGCTCCGCCTGCAGCACCAGCTCCCATTAATCCTGCTCCGCCTGCACCAAGACCTGCACCTAATAATGCTGTTTTAAATGGGTTAGCGCCTGTTGCAGCACCACCTACAGCACCTACACCTGCACCTATCATTGCAGGAACTAATAGTTGTCCCATATTAAACCTTTCCTGCTACATAGCACATTGGTTCTATAATTGCACGATAGATACGACCTAATGGGTCTCTGCGTTTACCACGCATTTCTTTCCATAAGTCAGCAGTTCTATGTCTTGCAATATGCTCTGAAACCTTACGTACAAGTTTACGAGCAAATGTTTGTTTATCGCTAAATGCAAATGCTACAACTGGTAAGAATAGTTTATGGTATCCTTTTTCAATTGTTTTAGCATTAGGCATTGTAGCTGAATGTTGTAACCAGATAGCTTGACGGAATGAACCAAAACCATAAGCCTTATTCATAGCACTACATACTATCTTGCCGCCACCACCAGATTGAGTAGTAGTAGATACATTACCCATAGGCGCACCATAGGCAGCACCAAGGTATGAAGATAGTTTTTGATATGGTTTGTTTTGTTGAAAGTTAAAGCGGTCAAGGTCAGCTTGTAATGCAGTTTTAGCATAATCTTCAGTAGTTTTACCTACGTTAGCTAATTGTGAAATATCACCATAG